CTTTGGCAGCGTCCGCACGAGTCCACAAACTCCTTGTCTATGTCGCACGGATTCAGACTCTCCCTTTTCGATCCGTTGTACTCGTCCATGTTGTACGCGTTTTCGCTGTAGGGGAATTCAGTTCTTATCCTTCCCCATATGGTCGGGTCGGAAATCGGATGTCGGACGGGAACGATCACGTCAAACATCGGATCATCCTCCTCCAGAAGATGAACGTTCCAGTTTTTCGGCGGATATTCCTGGCCCCTTTCGTCCCTGTCGTCCATCAGGGGCAAGTTTCTTATGTAATTCTCCCTGCTCTGTTGCCCGGCGGGGACGGGAGAAGTCTTGTAGAGAACCCGTATTGAATCGCCATCCTCTAGTGCGGGCCCAGCCCAGGTAACCTGACTCTGACTCCACTGGACATAAGAGCCGTATGTGTTCAGGTCAATTTCAGACCATGCCCCTTGGCCTTTGTTCCTCCGCCATAATTTGAAGTTGGAATCTGACGGGAGGATGGCCGTTCTGGAAAGATCGAATACATTGGATCCGATGAAGTCAAAATGCTCTTGATAGGTGCGTTCGGAAACCACTTGCCACATTCGAGTGAGTTTCAAAAACTTCATGCCTATGTCGCCGAGAGCCTCCTTCAGTCCAGATATGCTCCCCTTTTTCTTGAAGTTCGGTATGGCCTTCTTTATCTGCCTGCGCCACAGCGTGGGATCGGTCGATTTGAGGCGGAGATTAAAGAAATTGGAAAGCAGGGGGAGGAACTGCTCGTGAGTGGCGTTGGCGTCCAGAAGGTCTATTATCTGGTTCGCCATGTTCTCTACGGAAGTGAATCCTGCCGCGACAGAGTCGTTCAGTCCCTTTATGACGAGAGGACTTATGTCCGCTTCGGACATCACCGTCTTGAACATCTCCGGAAGATAGCGATCCATCAGAGTCTCGTACTTGGTGGGGTTGGTGACGTGCGTCGGTATGCTCGCCGTAAGAGACCCATTGCCCTCTAGTGAAAATCCGAGATGGGCCGACAGCACGTCTCCCGCGAGATTCGGCATCCAAGACCAACAAACGAAGTAGTCGCCTTCCCTGCATCCTGCCGGATTCCACTCCAAAACAAACTTGCCCTCCACGACATCGCCGTCTTCCTCATGAGGAAACAGGATGTTGTCCGAGATTACCTTTGATCTCACCTCGACAGGAACCATCTCCGGATTGAGCCATGCAGGATAAAGCTCGCCGGTCTGGGGGTCTACATGTCCTCCGAAAATCTTTACGGGAACTGCGTCCTTGTAGAAGAAATTGGAACTGAACTTGGACTGCTCTATCTGAATTTTAAGAGAGGCCAGTAGGCTGGCCGAGTTCTCGTCGGGCGACGGCGGGGATCCGTTCTCCGAGAACTTCACGAAAACCAGAGGGCTGATCCCCAGAGTGACTTCGGACTCAGCCTGGAGGCTCCATCCAGAACCTATGTTCTGAATCCCTTCGTCTACGAAAAGATACAGTCCAGATACAAACTGGGAGGACTCGGAGGCGTCTTCAGAACGGATCCACGATCCTGATCTTGCGGAATATATGCCGTTTTCTGCAGGATCATTCTGGCTCTTGACCAGCACCCTGTCCCCTTCCGAGAGGCTTATTCCGTCTACGACATATAGCCCAGACAGAGTCGTATGCGAGGTCGTGGCGACTCTAGCATTGTCTTTTAGTTTCAGACAAAGTGACTTTTTCACCTGCTCGTATCTCTCGAGCAAATCTTTCCTGCGGAAGTCTTTCTGGTACTCCGAAATAGAGGTGTCGGTGAATTCCCTGGAGATGAAATAAACCGCCACGCTCGTTATCTGGTACGGCGTGTGCAGACAGTCTCTTCCGTCCCTGGTCTCCAGGATGAATTTTATGTCGTCCGCTATCGTGATGTTTTTGTCTATTCCGACTGTTTTCATTTTTCACTCGTACATGAATGCTATTTCAATCTGCCCCGGCCTTATTATCTCAAAGAACTTAGTCCTAACGGCGGATCCCGAGTTGTCCGGATCGTCGGTCGTGAAGACCAAATCAAATCCGTCCGCCTGCTTGACAGACGCAAGGGCTTTGATCAAGTCGCTATCCCTCAATTCTTGCCCGTACTGCCAGTTGGAAAGCGAGAAGAAGTCCTCCACCTTGCCCGAAATGGCGGCTCTTATTTCCTGCTCAAACTTTTTGTTTATCCTGGACAGCGTCACCTCCACGCTCACATCCGCCTCTATTACTCTTCCGTCCTTTATGCAGATGTAGTCGGTTATCATTTTCTTCAGCTCCAGCATCTCGGCCAGTTCCGCCTTGAGGCTGCCGTTCGCCTCCTGAAGTCCGTTGATTCCGTCCCTGGCGAGTATGTATATGTCAATAACATTGCCGGCGCACCCGTGGTTCCTGAGGGCTGCGGTGGACTTCCCGATCTGTCCGTGGTATGGCGTAACAAACTGGTCGGTCAGATACTTGTAGTCAAGGCCTGTTACCGCTCTGTCCTGCGTTCTGAGATAGAACGGAAGTTTTCTCCTTATATCCTCTATGGTGTCGCCGTTGTATCCGAAGTCGCCCTTGGTATAGTTCTTGAATGTGACGGGTATGTTGGAACTTATTCCGAATACCTGGGCCTGGCTCTGGTACTCCACATATCCCGTCACTATGTTGCCTCTCGTACCTCCGCCGGTCCTTGCCGTCACTTGTATCTGAGACCCCTGTGCCGGACTCAGACCCGCCCTGTTGTTCCCGAACATGATGTAGGCTCTGTATGAGGAGTCAAATTCCACTCTGTACTCCCTTCTCGGCTGGGAGTCGCTGAAGTAGTCCACGCGCTCCCACAGAATGCCGTCCACCCTGACGCTTATGGAATCGTAAATGACCGACGACTTGGAGGTGAACACCGACTGAAGAGTCTGACCCGTTCCCGTGAAGTTGTCCGTGAATGTTCGGCCCTCCAGCCCCACTATAGAGGAGTTGATGGTCATGCCTGCGGGAATGACTATGTCCTGGTCGAAAATGGGATTTTTCTTTGAATCGGCAGGGAATAGTTCTATGCCGATCAGCCCGTCTTCTGTCGCTATGTCTATTGAAATGGGAGCGTCGATGACCAGATCTGAAGACAACGGCGTGTTTATGGTGGCCGTCCACATGGAACTTGCGGGAATCGGAGGCGTGGGCTTGAACCCCACGAGCTGGCATATTCTGAAGGCGTTGTCCGGTTCCGTGACGGTGTCTATGAAGAGCTCATTGACCATCTGATCCATTTTGAATGAAAGCGTGTCGGCTATGAATGCCCAGTTTTCCATGAGCATGATCGCTATGGATCCTTCCACGAGGTCATTGAAGGTGTTTGTCAGAACGGTTCCGTTGTCTCCGAATCTTTCCTGGATGAACTGAACGAGCCTGGTCTTCAGAGACCAGAAGTCCTGGTTGGTGTAGTTCAGACTCGATATCTTGTCGTTTTTTATGGGGTTTGAATTTGCGTATGGCGATATTTCAAAAGGGCAGTTGTTCTGCATTTTATCCTCCGAGGGGAACCTCTAACTTCAGTTCTTGCACCTGCTGTATATTGTCAAAATCGGTAAAAAGTATTCTTATGAGTAGGACATGGCCGATATCTTCCTTCTTGTCATCTGGATTAAGCGACGGTTCTATTGAGTCCGCCGAATTGGTGACCTCTATCTGAGATACCGCTATTCTCGGCTCCCACATCTTTATAGAGTTAGCAATCGCGTCTTTTACGGAGTCCACGAGCGACGAAGTGTTCGGCTCGAACAAAAATTTCTTGAGGGGAGTGCCAAACTCTGGCAGCATCACCCGCTCCCCGGGCTCCGTAAGAAGAAGGACTAGAAGATCGGATTTCACCTGGTTTATCCCCTTCTGCGTCCGAAGCATGCCCAGGGGGTGTTTAATTATCGGATATGGCGCTCCCAAAAAGTTCATTTTCACTCCTCGTAAAGCCGGCCGAAGCGGTTAGATTTGAATCCAGAAGTGTAGGCGGAGGGCTCGCAATTGACTCCTCC